ATTCTTGACGTAAACCTAACCGACCCATAAGCGGGAGATGAAATTATATTCGCGCCAATGGACATTTGCGCGTTTCCGCCGACATTACCAATAAAAATTACTCCATTGCCTCTGACATCAAGCGCCGCAAGCGGGCTGGTCGTCCCGATGCCGACATTCCCTTCTTTCAAATAAAGTGTATTAACAACCGCACCAGCATTAACACTTGTAAAAGGGATTACCGAGTTTTGGGTAAGAGTGAAATCAGCGCCAAGAGTGATGTTTGGGATTACTGCTCCTGTAGGAATAGTAACCGTCCCCGTGAAAGTCGGGGAGGCGAGAGGTGCGGCTCCCGTAATATCCGCCACCGCAAGTGTTGTTCCATTTATTTTATAAGTTTGTCCTGTTGGGATATTCATTCCATAAGTGGCGGTAAAAGCGGAATTAGTTATAAGAGTTTGAGATGAAGCGGTGGCATTAAATACGCCGTATAAAAGAGCTTTTGCTTTATCGCCCGCCGTGTTTGTTCTATTCTGATTATCTACATAAAAAGCGTTAGAACCGAGTTCATACGCTCCCGCGAAATGTCCCAGAAAAACATTACTACTTCCTGTAATTACGGAATATCCCGCTTTATATCCCACCGCGACATTTCTTATTCCTTCACTTAAAATGCCCCACCAACCAGTTTCTGTGGCAACAAAGGCTTTAGTAATCTCAAAGGTATTAGCAGCCACATTAGCTATTATATACGAACCATCGTAGCTCGTAGTGTTAAAAATTTGAACCGTTGTTCCATTAGATTGTCCGTGAGAGGCGGAAGTAACAGTTAATTGTCCACCTCCCGCATCAGCAAAGGCGGTAATTGCCTTGCTGGTAGGTTGTAGATTATAAAGAACATTATAACCCATAGCGGTATTGTCTCCCCCTGTGGTATCGTTATAAAGTGCTCGATATCCCAAAATACTGTTATTGTCTGCCGCAACATTAAATGTTAAAGCCGCACCACCCACAACAATATTACAATTTCCCTTAACATTATCCTGCATCGCCCAATGACCAAAAGCGGTGTTATAACTTCCAATGTTATATCGCAAGGTATTCATACCTACGGCCGTATTGTATGAACCAGTATTAGAACGAAGCCCCCCGCAACCAACAACTGTATTACATTCCCCTGTTTCATTAAAAAGCAAAGTATCATATCCAAAGGCGGTATTAGCAACGCCAGTGGTATTAGAATAACCAGCCCGATAGCCGACAAAAGTGCTATTTGTCCCAGTGGCTCCTCCGCCTATATCAAGAGCATTGGTTGCGTCTGAATGATTTAGTCGGATGCGAGTTACAAAAGTGGGGTCGGTATTAAAAACTGCCAATCCCGTTCCTGTTTCGTCTGAAAGTGCGGCAAGTAATCCCGCAGAGTTAGTAAGTATAGTTTGATAGTCCGATAAACTTTGGTCTCCTGTATTAGTTCCTGACACGGAAGCGTCTAATGGAACAGTTAAAGTTTTTGAAGTTGTTCCCCCCGCGATTGTAAATCCAGTAGCGGCGGCAACTAAAGTTAAAGCGTTATAAGTTTTGCCAGTTAAGGCGGAAGCGATTTTACCATCAGCAATGGCGGTAGCGTTCCAAATACCTATGCCTATCGTTCCCAAAGTGGTTATGTTCGTAGTGCCAATCCAAGTTGATAGTGCGGTGTTTTCAACTAAATTCAAAGATAAGTCTGATTTTGTCTCGGCAATAGTCCGAACGGCATAAGTGTCATCAGCGGTTAATTTTATAAAAGAAGCAGATACATAAGCAAGTGCCGAGATGTTAGTCAGAGCAGTATCTAATGGTTGTTTATTTCCAAGTTGCGTTTGAATGGCAGAGGTTACGCCAACGACATAATTTAATTCGGCGGCAGAAGCGGTAACATCAGTTGCCCCGTTAGCAAGCGTGTGTTTATGTCCTGGATTTGAGGAGGATGTATTTTTTACCAGATAATCCAAAGAAGTGATGACAAGAGAATTATCAATGCCAATCTTTGTTTCGAGTGCGTTAGCCCAAGAACTTGGAATTGTATTGCCCGATACAAAACTATTTAAAGATGTCGGAAAAGCCATATTAATTTTTAGTTAAATTTGTAAAACTACTTGAATTCTTTGTTTGGTTAGAATAAGTTATCCCAGCCAAGTCAAAAATGGCAAAATCAAAGCGTCCTACATCAAAACCCTGATTAGCATCACTGCTTTTTGATTGTGTAGCAAAAGTAGATGAACTTTTTGATTGGTTGACAAACGCCATAATTTTAATCTTTTAACACTAAGCGCTAACCCTATAAGAGATTATAATATCCTGTGCGGCGGTAGAAGTAACAATCGTCAGTCCTTTCTTCAAACAGATGTCGTGATAGTCAATAGAAACTTGACTTGCCAATAATGTCGCGGGTTGGGTTATAATCCCGATAACAGTTCCCAACGCCACGCTAATTCCATCATAGATGGTTATCACTCCACTTGCCGCAAGTTTATTAATTGTTATCCCCGCCAAAATACAAGGTTTGCTACATATAGTGGTAGTAGTAGGAGCGGCGGCAACAATGTAATTGTACAAATTTTCCATAATTTTAATTTATTTACTTAGATTTAGATAACCCTTTATCGGAGGGATGAAAATTCACCCCTCCTAAAAAGATTATCTTTAGTTAATCCTTAAACACTCTACAAAAATAGTTCCATCAACACTCGCACCAGCGTCACCCACGGCAACTAAACCAGCATTTTCGGCAACTTCCCAAGTAGCTTGGACAAGTTCATCACAAAAAGTAACCTGTTCAGCATCAGCGGGAATAGTAAAGGCTGGAGAAATAGCATCGCCCACAGAGCCAACTTGACCCTTGTGTAAAGCAATAGTTCCAGTATCAGCGGATGAAGAAACGAATTTCACTCCTATGACTTTCATTTTAGGATTGGTGGCGGAAATGTTAGAACCAGCGGCGGCGATGTTCGCAACCGTTGCTTGATAGACGAACGGAATACCGCAAGCGGCATTTCCAATCGGGTCTAACTCGCTCATATTGACATTGGACACAACATTACCGGTGCCATCACAATCAAGAGTTTTGTTCGTGAAGACATCAGTAGTCGCTTTACCAACTAAAGTGTCGGTAGCATTAGGAAGAGTTAATGTCCTGTCATCAGTATGAGTTGAGAGCAATAACATTGTCTTACCGGTTGTAGCCGCGTCAATGTCAAAACCGACTTTTATTGTCGGGTCAGCACTGTCGCAGATATATGCTCTGCCAACCCCTTTACCGTAAAACTTGAGGTCAACAGCGGCATCGCTGCCATTTCCTCTAACTACTGCGGCATTCAAGGTATCGGCATTTTGAACCTCAACATAGTTGACGGGAGTTCCCGATTCAACAAACATCAAAAATTCATCTCCACCTCCATCCGCGATATAACCAGTGGTTACAATCTTCGGAAGAGTAAGAGTTTTAGCAGCCAATGTTTCAGTGCCTAACAAAGTGGCTAAAGTGCCAGTAGTAGGAAGCGTAACATCGGTAGCGGCGGAAGTAGTTAAGGTAACGCTATCATCTCCAACGGTAATTAAATCGCCAGAGATGGTTAGATTACCTTTCATACTAATTTGTCTATTAGTATCAAAAGGCAATATGGTCAATGTCTTATTCCCCGTCATATTCTCATTTACGAGAATTTGAAGAGTTTGAGCATTGTCATTATCACCTAAAAGCAATTTACCGTATTGAACTGTTTGATTGGCTGTCCAAGTCTGAGCAAATTCAAGGAAGGCAAAAGTCTTCGCGCCAGCTCCCGCAAAGTTAGGAATAACTACGGAGGGGGCGGCAACAGTCTGTTGAGTAAAAGTGATTGTTGCATCAAGAATGCCACCATCATTTAAGGTCGCGCCAGTTACAATCGAACTCGCGGCTCCTAAAGCGGGCAAACTCCACGCGGGAGTCGTGCCACCCTCTAAGAAGTAACCAGATGAACCTGGTTTAGCCAACCTTACCATCGCAGAACCGTTATCATAATATACATCACCAGCGGCGCGTCCAACAAGAGTAACATCAGAAACAGTCAAAGTTCCATCGTTAGCAAGAGTGGCATCACCACTAACTGTAACCGAAGTAGCAGTTGTGCCATTACCGACTATAATTTTACCATCACCCTTAACATCCAAGGCGGCGCCAACACTAGCAGCACCAAGAATAATAGAGCCGGTGGTTAAAGCCAACTTACCAACAGTAATGCCGGCAGTGGCATTAATATCGTCATTTACAATAACTCCGGAAGCGATAGCGAATGTAGCGGCAGTGCCAGCGGCAGTCATCGTTACATCGCCAGCAACTGAACACACAGTCGCAACATTACTCACGCCAGCGAGTAAATAGTTTGAAGTCAACACAGCCATCTTGCTATAAGCAATAACGGCACCCGTGGCAATATCCGCATTCACTAAAGAAGTAGCTGCTATATCAATACTATTAGCGCCAACGGTAATCTTGCCATCGGTGTTAATCACATTGAGAGTAACATCGCCAGAAGTCCCGCCACCTGTCATACCAGCACCAGCGACAACGGAAGTAATATCTCCCGTAGAACCAGCCGCTACATTAAAGTCGCAGGAAGTGATAGAGCCTTCATTCACGTAGAAAGTAACGCCAGCTCCACCAGTAGTATCAATAAAGATACAACCAACGGCATATCCAGCAGTACCATCAACGGGCATAGTAGTTCCTTCTAATCTTGCGATCTTACCGGCAGAATCATATTCTTTCAACTTAAATCCAAGTCCCGAAATTGATTTCGGTTCTCCAGATAATTGTAATGCCCCATTTATTTTTCTAGGCATAAATTTGTCTTATTTTTTTAAGAGTCGTCATTTAGACGCACTTACCATATTATTTAGTTAAACAAATAAGTAATAATCTTAATTCCTTTTGTGCTATTACAACTCTTACAAAGTGGCTGAATATTTTCGATATTGTCTGAACCGCCTTTCGATAAAGGAATAATATGATCTTCAGTTAGTTTAATCTCTGGTTCTTGTTTCTTGCACCTCGGACAAGTCCAGTTATATTGTGCCTTTAGGGTCTGCCATTCACCAAGACTATGAGATCCACCATTACCTATTTTTTTCGCTCTATGTCTGGAGACACAAAAAGAATTATATCTTATATCTTTTGACCTTCCGTCTTTATAAAGATAACATTTTCCTTCTTCTACTCTTTTTAGATGTGATATCTTAATCTTTTCTTTTTGTTCTTGTGGCATTACATAACCAAGGTGTGATTTTTTCAATCTATCTAATACCTCTATCCTTGTTTCTTTTTTATTCTTATTCCACGGTATCGGCATAACTCCTTTTTTATTCTTATTCCAAGGAACTCTACCAAGATTCTTTTGTCTTATCTTTTCAATAGTTTTTTGAGATGGTTTGTGTCCTTTCTTAAATTCTGTTTGAGGAGTTAAGTGTCTTCCTTCAAGAGCGTTTTTTATTTTTTGTTTATGTTCTTCAGAGAATATTTTTCCCCTATTCGCTTCTCCAATTTTTCTTTTTGTTTCTTCAGTCATTTTATAAGAGTTGTAATAGCAATATTCTAATTATTTACTTATTATTTAGTTACCGATTACAACCAAGAACTTGTATCAACTTTAGCGTAAACAAGAGATTTTTTCTTTTTTAAGAAAGTCTTTGCTCCATAAGTTGTCCAAGCGTATACTTTTCGACCAAGTAAGTTCTCGCAAACTCTAAATTCAACATTCGGAGATTTTTGGATAACGAAATCAATCGCACCCTTAACGCCGAATATAGGATATTGAACATTGGTGGTAACAGCGCAGTTGGTAGTTGTTTCAGATATAACCACATCGCCGTAACCTGAGATTACTAACGCGTGGGCGGTATAAGAAGCGACGATCCCACCAGCGTGTAACGCTTCCCTGTCATCAGCGGAAACATCATAGTAAGTGGAAGTAGTGCCAGCGGTTGAACCATTGATAGCCAGTACCAAGTTAGCATAAGCCGCGTCTTCAGATGCGCCGATGTCAACTTTACCAGCGGATGTACAATTAGTTCCAGTAGCCACCCAAGTAAATACAACACCATCAACAGTAAATGTTTCGGCAGCAACAGGAATCGAAGAAGTTGTTATAGCGGCGGCAAAAGGAATGTTATTGGATTGATAGATTTCAAATCCATATCGTCTTCCGATTAAACCATTCTCTTCAACTTGGTCGCCGAAAGCAGTTTCTCTAGCGCCAACGCTTAATTTAAGGACTTCTTTCAATCTCGGACCAACAATGGCAAATCTTTGAGTTAAGCCACGATTGTATTTATCCAACTGTCTGCCAGCCACAGTAAAGAGGTTGGCAATATTGCTGGTATCGATAGCATAAGCTCCGGTGCCAGTACTACCCAAGTCTTGAGCTGACACGTAAGAATAAGCGTCAGAGTATTTCGAGAATACCTTTTGATCAATTCTGTTGTTTAAGACCTTTTGAGCATCTTGAGCGAAGATAGGCAGAACATCCCATTTATTTTGTAATTTATCCAAATCATCCACATAAAACGGGACAATACGCACAGTATCAACATCAAGATATTCTTCGGTGCCAGTCAAATCATTAAATGAAGTGATGGCGGTTCCTTTCGTATAGTCTTGGTCTTTTAAAGAACTACGATAAGGTTTGTAAACACGAGTTCCGTCGATTAAAACATCGCGGAGTTCAGTGCTACATATAGCAAGAGCTACATTCTCTTTGAAGAATGTCTCCTGCATTGTCGGCGCCCAATGCGTCGGATTAAAAGCAGTAAGTGAATTAGCCATAAAATTAAAATTTATTTCAATTAATTTGAATGACTAATTGCTGTATAGACTCGACCCTGGAATTAGTGGGTTTTCTTCCACTCTTCGTGCCACTTGTGATAAGCCTCTCGGCCATCTTTAGTGGACATATCAAAATCCTTATCAGGATTCACTTCGTCTAAATTGCGATTAGCCATTGTCTTATGCGTAGAATTAATTGAAGCATCGTCAATTCTTGCCTTCTCTGATTCTTCTTTCTGTCTGAATTGGATATAAGAAGAATTAGAAGCCTCTTTGACGGACACGCCATTTAATTTCGCATAACTTTTGATTTCCTTTTTAAGTTCATCGCTTAAAGAAAGGGAATCTACATCTCTCTGTTCTAATCTCTCATCAATCTTCCTAAGGATAGTTTCCTCATCGATTGATATAGACGGTTTCTTTTCGACTAACACTGGCTTTTGCTTTAATGCCTTCAAGTCAGCTTCAGCCTTTTTAGCCCTCATAAAAAGCCGTTTATTCTTTTCTACAAGGACAGAAGCGTCATCTTCTTCGGATATAGTGTCCGCGTCAGAGACTTCTTCGGCGATGGCAGTAGTGCCATCATTTTCATCATTTAAAGAGTCGATGGTCTCATTTTGTTCTTCTTCCATAGTGTAGTGTTATGGTTCACATTTAGGTTGCCTTTAAAGGCTGGCAACAGAGCCAATATGTAAATAAATTACAATCCATAATCTTCTTTAGTCTTTTCATCTTTGATTTCTTTAATTTCAGATTCTCCGATTAACTTTTCCAATACAGACCTTAATATCTCGCAAGCCCTCTTCTGTCCTTTCATCTCAATCGCCTGATCAACCGCTTTTGAAAATTCTTTTACGCTATATACGCTTTCCATCTCAAGCAGATGATAAACCAAAAACTTGCGCAAATCTTTAAAAGCTTCTGTTTGTAATGATTCTTTTAATTTCTCGTAGTCCAACATAGTTATTTCTTAATCTCTTCTTTGGGTTGTTCAATTAAGCCCGCATCTTTAAACTCACCCGTCAATAAATCAATATTCCAATTATGAGTAGCGTCTAATTTATACTTCTCTTCTATTGCTTTTCTATATCCTGCAAACGAACCTTGTAAAAGATTAATTACCAAGATATGTTCGTTAATCATCTCGTTTCTTTTTTTAATCTCTTCTAATTCTTGAAGAGTCATTTTTACTTTCTTCATTTTTTTAAAGTTAAACATTTATTAAAATTTACTTTCTTAATTTGACTCCGTGTTCCACCATCATTTTATTGCGTTAATTGATTAGTTATAGGTTGACCTTTAGTAGGCATAGAAGGTTGTATAGGTGGTTGTTCGGTCTTTGGTAAAGAAGAAATATCGATGCCCTGCTTAGCCATTGCCATTTCGACTAGGGCAGACCTTCTCACGGGGTCGCTCTCGAGTTGTATAAAAGTCGATAAGTCAGTCAGTTCTTTCGTCTTATTTACATTCTCGCCACTGATAACCACAACAACTCTCGGTTCAAAGTCTTCCCAGAAGTCTTTTTCTATCTTAATAAACTCAATATCCGATAACTCTTTAAGTTTCTTTTCTTTTAACAGGTTTGCCACATCTTCCGTATGCGGGCCGAAAGCGATTAAATTTTTTAAATACCACCCATCAACCAGCATTTTATGATATTCACCAAGATTAGAATCACCTGTAATCTTCACATACTTAGCGACTTTAATCTTTTTTAATATGTCGGGCAAAACCCAATCTTGTAAAGCGTCCTGAAGTATTTGAGATAATTTTTTTCTGATAAAATCGAATAACTTGTTAGCGTTCTGATTAAGCATATTCCCAAGCCCCATCGATGTACCACTCGGCATATTTTCGCCGAGTACCACCTCGTAAGAATTACAAAGCTTGTCAGCCAATGTCATTAACCTGTTCCAATCCGCCATTAACTGGTCTAAGCCCTGCATCCTTATCTCAACCTGCGAGATGTCCGTGCTTTTGATTATATCTCCGTTGTTAAGGTCGGTAAGGACATTACTCGTTAAGAGTTTATCGGCACTTCGGAATATAGTTTTAGATGCCCATTCAAGCCCTCTGGCTATTTGATTGCCGATTTCATTCGAACGAGTGGTAATATCAAATAACATTTCGTGAATACCAACCCTCCACCATCGGCCATTATATCTTCCCCTGTGATATTCTTTGTACACGGAAGACATATCGTCTTTTAATTCTTCAGCGAATAAAATATACTTGGCGTCTTTGGAGTTCTTGGCAAGTCCGGCGCAGATAATCTTGGCCAAGACATAAGTATCCTTATCCCCGCCTTTCTTATCTTGCGCTTCATATAGGTCTTGCTGGCTGATTTCCCCGTTGCGTTCGTATATCTCATAATAAGGCGTAGTCTTGTCTTCTTTGTTTGATTTGGCAGTAACAGAGAATTCCTTATTACCGCATTCCTTGATGACTTTCTCGACATTATTCCAAATACCTTGCTTGGCTCTTAAATTCGATTGAGTTAAGATGTGTCTCTCAATAACGGGGCTTTCGTCCAAACTCTCGGCTGTTTGGTTGATGACATAGAAATTCTTTAAATCCACCCTCTCATAACCACCCTTGATTTTCTTTAAAACGACATTACCCCAACCGCTTCCTTCCTCAACTATCTCATCAATTTTGGTGGATTGGCCACTTTCTCTCATATAGTCCCGTAAGAAGTTATTGGCGATAAATAGAGGTTTATAATCTTTGTTGGAGTCAGTTGCCAAAACAACATTTTTAGTGTCAAAATCCACATTCTTAACTTCGCTGTCTATGCGAGGAGAAGCAATATCAAAAAAATACCTGTATCTTCCCTGCGAATCAAGTTTGCCATTGGGATAAATACAATTAGCGTATAAATAAATCCTCTTAATAAGTTTCGCTTGGTTATACCAATAACCTGAAGAAATCTCCACGCTGTCGTTTAGATACGAATCTATCTCATCCTCGAATATATCAAATACTCTCATATTGTTAGTTGATTCTTAATTTCTTTTATTTTATTTTCCCTTAACTCTTTTAATCGTTTCTTTTCTATCTCGTGAGGACTTCGGTAATCATCAAGTATTCTGCCGAAGTCCTTGCTCATTTCATTTAGCAGTTGCTCTTTTGTGTTCATACGCCGAATTCATTAATTAGATTTCTTTGCCTGTTTTCAATAAGCCTGACCATTTCATCTTCTCCCATAGGCGCTTCGGCTATCTGTAATTGATAAGCTAAACTATCTAATACATCGTCGTGAGAACCAGAAGGAAAACACAATTCTTCTTCTTCAAGTTCATCGCATTCGCCATTGATATGAAATATTGAATGAGTTTCATATCTTGGCACAAGTCCTCTTATCCTTATCTCCTTTGCTGTCTGATGATGTTTTAATGGAATTATGGTTAAAAACTTATTCCTTTTTCTCATCTCATCATCAAGAAACGGCTTAATGGCTTGAAGATATACTGTCTCCTCGATCCCTATCTTCTCGTAGTTGTCGGTATCATTCATTGCAAACAACAAATCTATCAATTCTTTAGGGTTTATCCTCACCCTTTTAATCTTAATGTTCCACTTATTCTGAATATCAACAAAATTAGAAACTATACCCGTGTAATCCGCAGAGTCTTTCTCTGAAACCGCCGTGTCTATTGTTAAAAAATTCCTTGTGTTTAATCTTGAAACTTCCTCATAATCCCTGTATCTAAACCACGATTGTTTGAATTCCTGATTTTCTGACAATATGGGAGATTGTTGATATAAACTTGAAAAATCATATACGCCTATTCCTCGTTTTATACTTTCAACCTCTTCTAAACTATACCTGGTCGGCCATAAAACTTCTCCTTTTTTGCGATATTGTTCATCTTCTATGGCTATAGCAGGGAACTTTATAATCTTTAACATTGATGCAAATTCTGGGTTCTTCATTATTCGTCCGGCTAAATCATCTAAATGCCACCTTGTAAGAACGATAACCACCTTTCCGTTTGGTTGAAGCCTTGTATATGCCGTCGAAGTAAACCAGTTCCAGTGTTTGTCTCTGATTAACTTGCTGTTCGCTTCTTCTCTATTTTTTATCGGGTCATCAATAACGAGTAAATCCGCCCCCCTTCCTGTTATCGCCCCACCTATACCAACAGAAATATAACTTCCTCCTTTGTTGGTTTTCCATTTAGCCTTTGATTGTTCGTCGCTTTTCAAAGAAACATCTCCGAATATCAATTTATATTCTTCGCTTGATATTAAATCCCTTGTTTTACTTCCGAAGTCTAACGCCAGTTCAGATGAATAAGAAGCCGTGATTATCTCTTTGTCCTGACTTCTTCCTAAAGACCACGCAGGGAAGTTAATACTTACTTCTTCGGACTTTCCTGATCGTGGCGGACACATAAGCAATAATATCTTCCAGTCTGCTGTGCCTTTTTCCGCTTTTTCAAGTTCTTTCGCTGTTACCTCGTGATGCCAATTAGGTTTATACTTAGGATTAGTGAGTATTGAAAAGTCTATCAAGCTATGTTTACCCGCTTGGGATATCTGTTTTAATTCTTCGTTTGAGTAGTTCATCAATCTGTTCCATACTTACTAAACTTAATCCCAACTTATCTCCATCAGTCTTTATGTCAAGGTTCTTACTTAATTCAAGAACATAATCAAGGAACATCTCTATTGATTTATCATTGCCTGCTATAGCCTTTTCTTTTAATTTCTCTAATACTTCCGGCGCTGATTTCTTCACAGAGTTTAGGCAAGTTTTAAGTATTTCCTTTTGATTTTCGGGCTTGGAGGATTGATAATAATAAGTGCTTTCTCCTATGCCATATTTAACACAAAATTCGGCTATACTCCCGCCCCGTAAAGATTTGGGAGTAGCCTCCCTTATAATCATTTCTTGTATCCAATCAACTTTTTGTTCTTTTATATCATTCATAAAATTGGTGTCGCTTTTATTATGGAGAGCGACAACTCCTATATTTCTCTGCTTGTTTATATTATGCGGCAAGTCCCCGCAAGTTGATTCTTTGAGCCGAAACTCAATGCGTTTGGAATAGAACTTGCCACCCCCAATTCGGTTGCCCGTGAATACTAAGTATTCGTATCTGCGATTATTGCGATTTATCGCATCTTATAATAACTACCGGAGAAGTTATTAAATCTCGCCCTTGAATCAATCGGCAAGGTAGTTTTAAAATAACTCTTTTCACTTATTTGATTATTTTGTATGTTTTCTGAAATGTCTTATTGTTTCAAATATTTAATTTATCTATACACTTTTCGATTGATTCGTTTATTTCGTGCTCCCAAAAACGATATACATTAAAGCCATTAAACATTAAAACTCTGTCCTGTTTTTCATCTCTTTCTTTGGCACCAAGTAAATTATGCCAATAATCTCCATCTGCTTGTATTACAATTCTATATTCGGGCAAGTAGAAATCAACAACCGCTATATTACATAAAGGAATTTGCTTTTGATAGTTAATCCCTCGCCTTTTTAATTCTTCTTCTACTTTTAATTCGATTGAAGTATCCTTGAATTTTCTGTTGGGATGATTGATGTGCCATTCACTATTCTTTTTCTTTGATTCGTTTGATTTTGATATTCCCTTACCTTTTCCCATCATTGCCATACTCATTTTTTCCCTTGTTCTATCAGAAACATTACTACAGTGTTTTATATTCCCATCATCAAATGCACGAAAAAGATCATAATTAACAGTACTGTAACTGTATTTCCCGTTGGGTCGATATTTATTCATTATTTTATTCTGTTGTTAAACGCAGAAAATAGACGAATTTTTGTTTCGCCTATTTCAAAAACTTAAACAAGTTTATTGTGCGCATTACGGTCGCCATTAGTTGAAATTAAAGGCGGTCTATTCTCTGCTGCTTTTTGGGGTCATCATTTAAGATTGACCACCTATTTTGATACCCAGACGAGCCGAAGCATAGTCGTGGGCGATGATGCGGAAAGGTCGATCAAACCTTAATCCGCTTACTATAGATGATGCCAAAACTTTCCCTAAACACAAAAAATGGCTTATTATCGCCATTTATAGCCTAATTGCGGGCATACTTTTATAACCAATTATCCTTAAAATCTTTTGAGAAATTCTCACCAAATCGTTCCGGCCATTGTTTATCTTCTATATCAATATCGTTATCTTCCAATTCGTCTAACCTAATCGTCCCATTGTTCGCTCTTCTTTTTTTAGTATATGTCGTTCTTGCCAATTCAAGAACCCTTATCCTTATTACTTCGTACGCAAAACCCCTTATAGTTGCTCCATTATCGCCTCTATATTTTGGAAGTGCTTTCCATATAGAAATTTGAAATTCTTGATAAAGATCGTCTGCGTCAAATCCATTTATATTATAATGCCGTGATTGTTGCCAAATGTCTTTTTCAAGTTTTTTTAATTCTACTTCTAAATTGAGGACCTTATCGTCCTTTTTGTCGCCACACCTATTGTTTGATTTTGGAATTGCCACGATAGGTGGCAGAAGCTCGCAATTCCGTGTTATTTTTTTAACATTATTACATAAAAAATCTTTTAATGAATAATCTAATCTCTAATCTTCTTGTGGCAATACGGGCAAACGGCAACTGCCATCCATTTGTCAATATCTCTTGGCGAAGGATTTTTAATCCGTCCTCTTTTGTATTTAAAAGTTTTTTCGCAGTGCCGGCACACGAACCGCAATACTCCGTCACCGCCAAAATCTCTTTCTTTTATTATAACTTCTTCCATAATTATTTTCGTTTCTTCATTTCCGCCTGATAAAAAGATTTTTCCATAATAAGCAAATTAATTTCTCCTTGCTTAACCTCTTCCGCATCTTTTTTCATCAAAACTAAAATCTGCTTATTAAGAGATTTAATTACTGCTTTCAATTCGGTGGGTTTCCAGTTTTCAATAATGAATTCGCGCGGTAAACTCTGTTGCTTGTCTATTTCTTTTTTTGATAACCCACGAAATTGTTTTTTCATATATTTTATTTATTTAATAAAGAAACATCTTTTCTCTTTCTCCACAATCGGCGCAAGTATATAAATTATACCAACCGCTTTGTTTTCCCCTATGCATCTTGTAAACGAAAAACCCTCTTTGACTTCCACATTTAAGACAAACCATTGTGCCGTTTTTATTACCAACCACTCCAATCGTTGGTTCTTTTTTTAATTTTACTTCTTCAATAGTTCCATCTTCTAAAAATGGTTTTGCTTCTTCGTCTGTTAATCGCCGAATATTTTTATAACTGCGATAACTTGTGAACCAATCTTTACCTTTCCAATCTCTATCCCTCAATGTAATATAAGGCTTTGTTTGTTTTTTCATAATAATTATTATACCACTTAATAAATAAACAAGCAAATAAGTTATCCCCATTTTTTCCACAGCCCCCCCTTGTATTCTTTTTTAGATGTTTTAGAATAATTTTACCAACCAAGAGTGCTCAATGAGGAGATTAAAAAAGTAAAATAAAAATATGAAAACACCGGAGCAAATTAAAATTATAAACTACCTTAACCACAACCGCGTTAGTGATTTAGAAAGGAAAGTTTTGGAAATGAAATGGGGATTAATGGATGATATAATGATGAGCGATGAAAATATAACAACCGAATTAAATATACCGTTAAACAAAATAAAAGAAATAAATTTATGGAATTAAAAGCATTTGCCCTTGTAGCGGTGGAAAAATTTGATATACCAATCGCTTGTGTTAATGATATCCAAAAAAACGATATTAGTTTTTCTTTGTGGGCGATTGTTGAAAGCAGAGAAGAAGCGATTAAAATAAAAAAGGCAAACAAGTTTAAAACCAAAATTGTTAAGATTAAAATAATAATTTAAATTTATGTTAGAATTTATTGCAATCGGTTTAATGATTGTCGGCGGCGGGATCGTGGGGTATGCCATTGGTTGTGATAAATAAAGTTGTCCACCTCTAATTAATTGACAATTAAAATATAAGGTTTAGAATAAAATATATGTATAAAGCAACGGCGAACAATTTAAAATTATTAATTTACAAAAGGAGATCAAGTTTTGCATCTTTGCCGTTGCTTTTACTTGGTCTTCTTTTTTAAGTTAAGAATCTTATGACATATATTCAAACCAAAAAAAATAAATGTTTGTGCGGTGAACATTGGAGTATGAATGGTTATAATGAATGGTGGTGTCCAAGATGTTCAGAATTTAAAAGAGAGGCCACAGAAGAAGAAATCAAACAAAAAGAAATCTGTATAAATAAAGCATTTCTTAATTTAGCAAAGTGTATTAATGGCAACAGAATTTAATATAATAATAAAAATAAATATGACATACAAAGAAAGAGCAGAAATTTTAACGCAACATTTCAGTATCTACGGTCGCGGCAATTTTGATCTAAGCTTAGAAGAAATTGCTTATATAATAGAACTTTTAGAAACAAAAATAACGCACCCCTCTTATTTAGAATTAAACTTAAATGAATTATATGAACGACTTGCGAAAACAAGGTTGGGTTAGATTTTATCGGAAATCAATAGATAGTTCAGTTTGGAAAAACCCTATTATATGGATGGTTTGGTCTTGGTGTTTATTAAAAGCCAACCACGAAGATACTAATTTCCCCTTTAATGGCAATGATCTTGAAATAAAATCAGGTCAATTCATTACGGGTAGAAATAAAGCCATAAAAGAATTGCCTATATCCGCACAAAACTGGAAAACTGCGATAGCATACCTAAAATCAACCAACAGAATAGACATCAAACCAACCAACAAGTTTTCTATTATAATAGTATTAAATTGGGAAGAATATCAAAAAGACGCACCTAAACTAACCAGCAAACTAACCAGCAATCTAAACAACCACCAAACAACCACTAACCAACCACTAACCACATACAAGAATGATAAGAAGGATAATAATGAGAAGAAGAGCGAAACAAGTTCGCTTCCTCCCTTAAAAGAATCTTCCGAAAAAGAAGAACTACGGGGGGCGAAATCTATCCCGCCCACGCTCAACGAGGTTAGTGCCTATTGCCACGAGCGGAAAAACGATGTGGATGCCCAGCGATTTATAGACTTCTACGAATCTAAGGGGTGGATGATCGGGCGGAACAAAATGAAGTCGTGGCGTGCGAGCGTGAGAACTTGGGAGAATAATAATAAACCTGTTCAATCTAAACCTAATACTAACGAAAAGAGAATATAATAAAAATCTTATGGAAAATTTAATAGAAAAACTCCTGCCGCAAAACATAGAAGTCGAAAAGTCATTACTCGGCTCTATTCTAATTGACTCCGACTCCCTGCTCAAAATAGCCGATACCATAGACCCCAAAGACTTCTACAATGCCGAACACCAGCACATCTACTCAACTATGCTAAAATTGCATAATGCTCGCTCGCCGATTGACCTTATCACGATTAAAAACGAATTGAAAGGCGTGTCCAACTCTTATCTGGTCAGTCTAATCAACTGTGTTCCTTCTGCGCTTCATATCGAGGAATACGCCAAGATAGTCAAAGATTGCTCATTGAGACGGCAAATGCTCGACGCTCTAAGAGAAAGTGAAAAGACCGCCTATGATGAGAAGATTGATATAAACGATGTCATCTCTAAAGCCCAGAATAGCATATTTGCGATAAACACATTCAAAACACAAGACGACTCGCCAAGAGGGATTATTGGCAAGATAAACAAGATACAGGAAGAATACAAAGAGAAATACGCCAAAGGACAATACTTGCTCGGATATGATTGCGGTTTTGATAAGATTAATTATCTGATTGACGGATTCAGGGGTGGTCATTTATGGATTGTCGCCGGTTGGTCAAACACAGGCAAGTCGTTTATGGCGTTGAATATGGTTGAAAAAGTATTGGAGCAAAATGTGCCTGTTTCGTTCTTTAGTCTTGAAATGAACCAAGAAGACTTATTCGCCCGCTTGGTCGGGTTAAGGTTCAATATGTCTTCTACAAGAGTTATAAAAGGCATCTATTGGGATTTTGAAAAAGAAACGTGGGTTAAAGACGATCCGGCGTTGGTTAAAGAAATAAAAGAAGAAATTGACAGTATGGTTGATCTTCCACTTGAAATACACACTACGCATTTTGAAATAGAGAAGATAAAAGCGTTAATCCGTAAAGACGTGGCGACGAGGGGAGTTAAAGTCGTGGCGATTGATTATCTCCAGAATATTCGGTCTGATAAATATAATAAAGAATATGAAAGGATTAATGAATCTGTCGGTGATTTATTCAAATTAGCCGAAGAATTGAACATCACGATTGTTCTTTTGTCGCAGATTAACAATGAAAGCGAGAAAGGAATGGGAGCCGGAGCCGGATTAAAAGGTTCGGGAAATATTGAATCAACATCAAGCATAACTATTAAAATTAAAAAGGTTAAAAATCAAGTGGGATTATATGACGAGAATAAACCAGTTTCGCCTATTGAAATCAGGGTTGAGAAAAATAGACACGGCCCAACGGCCACGGCAGAGGGATATTTCTTTTATCGGTATAGCGGGGTATATTCAAAATTTGGCGACATTCCAGAAGGAGTCAAAAGGTTTAACGAAGACGAGATTAAAAAATTTGAGCAAGAAATATGATAAACAAAACTAAAATTGAGTGGACAAATTACACTTGGAATCCGATTGTCGGATGTAAAAATAATTGCTCTTATTGTTATGCCAAAAGATTAAATGACCGATTTAAATGGATACCCGATTGGACAAAGCCAAAATTCTATTACGACAGGTTGAATGATAAAATGCCCAAAAAACCGAGCAAGATATTTGTTTGTTCTATGGCTGATTTATTCGGCGATTGGGTGGAAAAAAGTATTATTGAAAATATTTTAATCGTTGTCGGACAAAATCCGCAACACACCTTTCAATTTCTAACCAAAAATCCGAAAAGATATTTAGAATTTATTTTCCCTAAAAATTGTTGGTTGGGTATAACGATAGATGGGACAGAATCAAAAACCGAACAGTGGAATAAATCTCGTTATCTAAAAATGTCCGGTGATAATTATAAATTTATATCTTTTGAACCTTTGCTTGGCGAAATAGATAAAGGTGTTATAAAATGTTTACCAGAATTTAATTTAGTAATAGTCGGGGCTATGTCAGGAACAGGGGCAATAAAACCAAAACAGGAATGGATAAAAAGTATAAAACATAGAAACATATTTTATAAAAATAATATTAAAGAATATATTAAATTAAATATATGAAAAAAATCAAAATCATCGGCAACATAAATTCGGCAACAGGAGTTATAATTTTTTACGATAAATCTTTTATAGAAAACAAAATCAAAGAAGCCAAGAAAAAAGTTGATTATATGGTTTGGACGGGAGGGGATATGAGTATGGCAGAATCGGAATGTTTTTATTGGCAAAATCTTTTAAATAACACGGAAGGGCTAAAGATGGCTTAATTTAGCGAAGAAACAAGGCTGTGTATAAGTCATTAAAAAGTGTTTGACAAGGTTGTTGGATATGTTAATATAATAATATGAGAAATAAAAAGGAAAGAACAATAAGGGTGTTAGAGGAATTAAAAAGACGGGACAGAAACCGATTAATTATTATTAAAGAAAAATTAAAACCAATAATTAAAATTTTAGAACAAATAAATAAGTAAAATAAAAAATATGAACCAACAAAATGAGGAACACAAAGAGGGAATTGACTTTACGAAATTAGATGTAGCAATTCAGGAAACGGCAGAAAGTATAAGAACATTAACAGATGTTAAAATGCGAATGGAAGAAGTTAGTGGATTATTAAAAGATTATTTTTACGGACAGGACAGGGCAAAACAAATCCCTGTGAGCGAGGAGATGACGGAAGACCACTTAAGAAGCGAGTTAATTAACGAAGATAATGAAGAATAATTATGCCAAAAGGGGTTTATCAACATAAAAAAGGATATAAAAGACCACCATTTTCAAAGGAATGGCGAGAAAAAATTAGTAAAACAAAAATAGGAAAAAATTATAATTGGAAGGGTGGCAAGAAAACAGAAAAGAGAAGAAAATGTTTTTCCGAAGCAAGGAGAAGGGCTTTAAAGAAAGGAAGTAATAGTTTCCATACTCTTGAAGAATGGGAAACCTTGAAAGCACAATACAACTGGACTTGTCCGTGCTGTGGGTTAAAAGAGCTATTTGAAAATCAAAAATGTAAAACTTTAACAGAGGATCATATTATTCCATTAAATAAAGGCGGTAGTGATAATATTGAGAATATTCAACCATTATGTCGAAGTTGTAATTGTAAAAAACATACTAAAATAATTAAATTCTAAATTATGACTAGAGAAGAAACAATAAAGAAAATACAAGAAGCAATCCTTGATATGATGGACAAGGTTAAGTTTATTGACAATGACAAAAGAAAGCATTATTACGAAGAAATAAAAACAGGAATAAAACTACAAGGCGTATCAACTGTATCGTCAATTATCCCCAAAGATTGGTTGAGCGCTTGGGGGGCTAAGGAAGCGGTTAAGGCATTAGGATATTCCGACTATGATGGCGACACTGCTTTAGCCAAAGAAACTATGGAAAAGATTATTGCCTTAAAAACACCCGAAGAGTTTATCGCAATGTTAAAAGAAGCCAAAGGAGCGAGTGGACGGAAGAGCAAGACGGCGTTAGTTGACGGAAAAGCGGGCCACGAATGGTTGGAAGATTATATCAAAGCGAGAATTAGAGACACCGCATTGCCAGAAGTGCCTATCGGAACGCTTGAACGACCAATAACACAGTTCAAAGACTGGGAAGAAGAAAATATCAAACAATGGGTATTATCAGAAGCACGAGTTGCTTATCCAGAAAAATGTTATGCGGGAACGATGGACGCTATGGCTATTATGAAGGATGAGTCGCTGGCTGTTGTTGATTTCAAATTCGCCTCTCATATATCAGAAGATTATTACCTCCAGACCGCTGGTTACGCCGCCACATTTGAACCCTACGGCATTAAGATTGATAAGAGAATAATCATCAGGCTTCCTAAAACATTAGAACGGGAAGAATATGACCAGACAACGCATAAATATAAAATGGTTGAAAATAATATAGAAGTATTAATCGTTCCGACAAGTTATGAATTAGATAGAGATACTTTTTTTCATTGCTTGCCTGTTAAGAGTTGGATAAATTTAATGGAATCGCATAAAAAATTAAACAAATAAAATAAAATGTATGATGAAAGCAAAAGGAACAATCAAACAGATTAGTGTTAGAGAAGGTGAAAAAAATGGTCGCAAGTGGAAAAACTGGTCATTAAAATTGGATGATGGACGATATTATTCAACTTTTAATGAGGAGTTTATGTCTAAACTTAAAGAAGGCGATTTCATAGAGTTTGAATATGAAGAAAAAGAATACATCAAAAAAGATGGTGGCAAGGGTATAGCCAAAAATATCTTTATCCCGAAAGATACAGACATTTTGACGCAGAGAGTTGAAGTATTGGAAGCAAAGGTTAAGGCGTTAGAGGGAAAAGTTGTGCCGGGAATGAACGAGTCGGAATTTGAGGCTCACATAAAGGAAGTTAATAAAGGGGAAATCTCTGGCGATGACATTGATATGTCAGAAATTCCCTTCTAAAATAAATATATGAACTTATTACAAATATCATCAAGCATTGAAGGCATAAGCAGTAGGGTGGACGGAACTTGGAAGATTGTATTCGGGACTCAAGAACTAACAAACGAACAAGGGCAGGCAGTATTGAAATTAAACCGCAAGCAAGGTTGGCTTCTGTTCAAAGAAACACCTATAGAAGAATCCGACTTGGTAAATATACCCGACATCACACCAGAATTTAAAGAAGATAAAAGCCCTTCGCAACGATTGAGGTCAAGAATGTTCGTCTATTACAAGGAAACGAAAAACACAGAAGAGGGTTTTAATGAATGGTATATCAAGACATTAGACAAGATAGGCAAAACTTATTTAGACAAGATAGAAAAAGAAGATGTCGGGACTTAAACATCCATTCAGCAATAAGACACGACAACTATTCTTAACTGACGGATATATTCATTGCTGGGAGTGTAGTAGAAGCGACAAGGGGGCAGATCTTCACCACATTTGTAAACGAGTTTCAAATTCAGTTCTTAATGGAATTCCTTTATGTAATAAATGCCATTCGTCCGGCAAGATACACACTCCAAAGAAAGAAGAAGAGTATTTATTAAAGACATTCAGATATTTGATAAAGACGGGTTATAAATTAACAGACAAAGATCGTGATTTCATTGTTGATTATTATCCGAAAGATTGGATTTTGGATATAACCGAAAGTAAAATATATTCATTAAAAACAATAAAATAACAATATGAAACAAGAATACTTTTGTAATGAATGTGGAAAAACAATAACCGCAAACGGCGAACACATTTGTAAAGAAAACTGGGAAAAGCAAATAAAAGAAATGTGGGAAACGAATCGGGGTAGCTCGGAAGATGTCTTTACATTACCAGAGTTTATGGAAGTAATCCGCACCACTATCTCTGAAACTCACGACACAGAAGATGGTTATTGTTGTGCTTGCGAATATGATATTGCTGGGTTTAACGAAAGATTAAAAAAATGTCGCAAGGAAACAATTGAGGCAGTTTTGCCGAAAGAACATAAATGGCAGAAAAGTGATAGTAATCATTTTGAAGCAGGACAAGAATTAGGTTGGATTGAGGGACATAATAATTGTCGCCAAGAAATTTTAGATAAAGCCAAAGAGAAACTTAATATAGAATTAAAATAATATGAACAAAACTGGACAACAAATATTAGACCAAGCACAGGAGGAGTTTGAGAAGAAGTTTGGGAAGACGGTAGAAGGAACAGATAAAAATAGTAGATATGGGATAATAAGTATTCCAGAATGTTCAGATTGGCAATGTCGTTTATTTAATGGAGGGGAAGGATTATCGTGGCGACCCCCAAAGAATAAAGTTCCTAATTGGTTTTGGAGATTAATGCAGTATTTATGTTTTGGAAATAGATGGGTTAAAGATGAAGTTAAAAAAGTAACATAAAGAATATGAACAGAGAAATAAAATTTAGAGCTTGGGATAAAAATAGAAAAATAATGTTTGATGAATACACAGAAGGAATGACTATTGAGTTTCTTAATTTAGGAGGATTTATTGTAAGAGCTGGAGAAAATGCTGAAAATGTTGGAGATGAAAGTCAATTTGAACTTATGCAATTCACTAACTTAAAAGACAAGAATGGCAAAGAAATTTACGAAGGGGATATCGTAAAAACATTTTGTGGACAAGAAGGTGGAAGTGGAAAATATCAATTTGATGTAGTTGAATTTGAATGTGGTAGCTTTGAATTAAAACCAAGTTATGAAAACTTTGGAATGGCAAGTATAAATAATTATTTTGAAATCATCGGCAACATCTATGAAAATAAAGATTTATTAAATAACTAACCACTATGACAAATGAAATGAAAAAAGAGATTAGCGAGGAGTTTAGACAAATTATGTGTCATCATTTATTTACTATGGCTGATTATAGTATTTCATCTGACAAGATTGATAATGAAATATTGAAAACAACATCTGAAAGTATAATAAAAGATATAGAGTCTTTTCTCTTCTCCACCATCAATGCATTCATAGAGGCGGAGATAGCGAGGTTGGAGGGGATGAAGAAAGAACAAAATCCTGATTGTGATTGTGGAAGCACAATAGATTTACATTCTCCACGATGTAAAGCGACCGTAATGAATAAAGAACCCTTGATTGCTTACAACCAAGCCCTCAACGACCAAATCGCACACCTTAAAGAACTAATAAAAAAGTAAAATAAATATATGGAGTTAAACAAAATCATACTGGATTTATGCGGAGGAACTGGAAGTTGGAGTAAGCCATATGAATACGCTGGATATAAAGTTATTGTAATTACATTACCCAAATGGGACATTACCAATCATTCTTTTGAATATTATTTTGGACAAAAAAACCTTATATTTTTTACAAGGAATGGAGAAGAAGAAATATTATCTATCCCAGTTAAAGATATTGCGGGTATTCTCGCTGCTCCACCTTGCACAATGTTTAGTTTGGCTCGCACAAAAGCCATAAAGCCAAGAGATTTAAAAGTGGGTATGGAATGTGTCAGAGCTTGCCTTGATATTATATGGTCTTGTAGGGAAACAAAAAAATTAAACTTTTGGGCTTTGGAAAATCCGATGGGATATTTAAGACAATTTTTAGGCAAACCAGCGCTTTCATTTGATGCCTCTGAATTTGGAGAAGATTACAACAAGGCAACTGACCTATGGGGCTATTTTAAACCGATTAAAACTTTCAAAAAATACACCAGATACCCAAGCACCGATAAGAATACAAGAAAACTTCCAGTAATACCAAAGGAATATAAACGAGATAAAAATATGACTTTAACTGCGATTAAAAGAAGCATAACTCCCCAAGGATTCGCAAAAGCATTTTTTAAAGCTAATAACTAAACTTTTATGACCGAGCAACAAAAAAAAGAGATTATCAAACATTTTGATAGAGAATATGGTGATTGGATTGTGAAAGGCAATCCTATTGAAGCTGGTAGTTGTGATATGGAATTAAAGAACACAGCTATCAAAGATTTTATCTTCTCCACGATTGACAAAGTGATTAAGGAAAATTTAGAGGAAAAGACAGAGGAGATTGAGAAATTAGACCATTATTATCCTGCTCACGACCAAGGATTAGGTTTATCCAATGAAAGAAAAATTATTTATAGAGTTTTAGAGATATTAAAAAAGTAATAATAAAAATAAGATGTTAAAATTTATAATAAGAATATCACTCTATTTCGTTTCATTCTTCGCAGTTTGTTTCATATATTTTGGAGAAGGATTTGAAAAAGCTATTTTATATATCCTTACCCTTATATTTGTGGAGATAATAATGACAAATTTTAAAGATTAAATAAATTAACGATTATATTATGACATTATACATAATAATGACTCTAACGTTTATTTTCCTTCCACCAATTTTACTTTTTATTTACTTAATTAAAAAACTTATAGATAAATAATATGAAACAATGGCAAATGTATTTTATAATCTGGTTTATCGTAATGGGAAATAAAGACTATTTTATGGCGACAATGATAGGAACAATGTTTTTAATATTTGTAATAATAAAGAAATAAAATGACCATAAATAAAAAAGTAAAATAAATATTATGAATTTATACCAATTAAATTATAAAGACACACCTTGCGATGAAGAAAACGATGAAGACAATAAAATTGTTGATTCTTTCAACAAGGAACATATATTTGAAGCGGAAAATGATAGTGAGGCGAATGAAAAAGCAAGAAAATTTTTGATTAAATATAGAAACGAAAAATCCGATGAAAAATTGTATAGAATAGGAGAATCGGTTGATTTTGACTTAGAGGATTAAATAATTAACGATTATATTATTATGAATAAAAAGATGAAAGAAATTGTAATTAATAGATGTTGGGGTAGATTTAATTTAAGTCATGAAGCGATAATGTTATATGCCAAATTATCAGGATTTAAACTATATCCTTTCGTTGAAATAAGAGAGAAAGAAGGTAAAAAATGGAGTCCAACGACTGATAAATATAGACCTTATGTTAATGAATTAAGTAAAGATAATCCTTACGACTTAATATTTTATACAAAAAAACCTTTAAACAAAGATGGAAGTTATGATAATAATAGTTGGTTTGGTGATGACGATATAGAAAGAGATGACTTAAATCTTATTAAAGTTGTTAAAAAATTAAAAGAAGAATCTTATAATTCTTTATCTGAACTAAAAATAGTTAAAATCCCGTTTAATATCAAATGGACAATCGAAGATTATGATGGAATGGAATCAGTAGAAGAAGAACATAAAAGTTATACATAAACAAAATGACCCTAAATAAAAAACTTTATAAAATATTTCGGTTTAGTTGGTTTCTAATATCGGATGTAATCTGGGGCGGATTAAAATTTTATTTTAATTCTTCTCGTGAATTATGGCAAGAATTTAATAAAAAGGATAAATAATATGAACCTATCTCAAAAACTTTATAAATTGGCGATAGAGAAATTTACCCCTCGCCAACGAACCGCAATCAAGCTTATCTGCTGGATAGTGGGGGGGGTTATGATTATTAGTTTGCTGGCTTGGTTCAATTAATAACTGAAACTATGGAAATTGAAATTATACCGAGGGATTATTCAGACCATTACGATAAACTACGTGGTGGCGACACTTTTTCTATTGCAGTTAATAAAAAAATTGCTGATTATTGGGGAAGAACTGGTTGTGAGTTAAGAGTGGAAATTGCTTGTATAGAAGTGTTGGCGGAATTTTATAATCAGGCTAATCTATTAAAATAAATAATATATGAATAATAAACAACTCTATATCTGGTTAATATTTATTATTGTATTCCTTGTGGTAATTAGTTTATTGACAAGTTCTATAACGAACGTAAAAGATAAAGGCAATATCCTTAAAAACGAACCAGAACCTATACAGGCTGATTATAAAATTGTTTATGTTTCGCAAGATAAAGCAGAGGTTATTTTAAGAGCCATAGCGGTTGATTTCGGATTAGATGAGAACCTGCTCGTTAGTATGGCAAGATTGGAAACTCAGATGGGCAGATTGACAGTTGGTAAGAATAACTGGTATAATTTAAAGAACGGCAATAAGGGATACATAGATTTTGAGGATGCCGGAGATAGCGCTGTCTATACTGCTAAACTTATCACAACAGACAAACGCTACTACTCATTCCAACTCACAGGACTTTTAGAAGACTTGGCAATCGTATATGCGGAAGATAAAGACTATGCGATAAAACTTAATAAAATCTTATGTGAGTATGGAACTAAATAAAAAGTATCAAATAATTTATGCTGACCCTCCGTGGAGTTATGCCGACCAAGGTTGCCAAGGGACAATGGCTAATCATTATCAAGGAATGAAGTTAGAAGATATTAAAAAACTTCCATTGGGGGGGTATTGGCAGATAATTGCGTATTATTTCTTTGGGCGACTTATCCAATGTTAAGAGAAGCATTAGAAGTTATCGAGGCGTGGGGATTCAAATATAAAACGATTGCCTTTCAGTGGATCAAACTAAATAAAAACAATGGAAAACCTTTTTACGGACTTGGCAGATGGACAAGGGGAAATACAGAGTGTTGTTTATTGGCAACGAAAGGAAAACCTAAAAGAATCTCGGCAAGTGTTTTTCAGTTAATTCAACAACCATTAACAAGACATAGCGAAAAACCGCAAGAAGCAAGAGATAAAATTTTAGAACTTATGGGAGATCTTCCTCGTATAGAATTATTTGCCCGCCAAAAAACAGAAGGTTGGGATACAATAGGGAATGGGATTGATGGTCAAGATATTAGGGAAACCCTTGAAAATATGGTAAAATAAGCATATATGACACCAGAACATAAGAAAAAAATAAGCGAGGCAATGAAAGGAAAAATGCCAAAGTTTATCCCAAACAACAAGGGTAAGGTTAGAAGTGTTGAAAACAGAAAACGAATTAGTCAAGCCCTTAAAAAGAAAGGGATTAAACCGCCAAGACCGCCAAGAGAAAAATTGTGCCGTGGAGAAAATCACAGGTGGTGGAAAGGTGGGGTTAGTCCAATCAATGAACTTATCAGAAAATCGCCAGAATATAAACTTTGGAGAACAGCAGTCTTTCAGCGAGATAATTTCACTTGTATTTGGTGTGGGACTAAAGATAAAACAATTCAAGCAGACCACATAAAGCCATTTTCACTATTTCCAGAACTACGCTTTGCAATAGACAATGGCAGAACTCTTTGTGCTAAATGCCACAGGACAACGGATACTTATGGGAAAAATGTTTGGGGCAATGAGGTTGAGAGTGATATTAAAATTGAATTATAAAATAAAATGAAAATTGAAATAACCAAAGAAGAAAAAGCATTAATAATTATCGCCCTCGAAGCAATGAAAGCAACTTATAGTTTTATGAGAGGATTTGGCAAGATTGGCAGAGAAGAATCAAAGTTTGATGATTTAATTAAGAAGATAAAATAATATGCCAATTAAAGAATTCATTAAATGGTATTGCAATCTGTATTACTGGATAAAACCATATTTCATTTCCTTTGTGGAAGAAGGAATAAGAAACGAGAATTACAAAGATTATATCGGAGGACGAGTGGAAATTTTTACGCAATGGAGTAGATTCGACATAAACGAATACAGATTTCTGACCAAAGACACCGAGGCATTTTACAAGATAAGAGATAAATACGAATTTAAAAATTTATCTTGGTGGGGACTTAAAAAGTTAAAAAAGATAATTAGTAAGTTTAATGAACAAATAATATGAAAAAAATTAAGAATAAAATGCCAAAACTTAATACTTATGAGTGGGAAATAGGACGCATATTGATAGATGAATTATCGGGTTGGGAATATACCAATAAAGTATCAATAGAAGAATTTGTCAGATTGGTAAAAAGATTATCTAAAATAAAATAATATATATGGGAATAAAAAATATTTCAATTATAATCCTCGCACTATTAATAATGATGATTTATTTTTATTAAAGAAATAATATGATACTAAAAGAAATAATAGAAACTCACGGATTAATACTTCTAAATATGTATGGTGTAAAAGAAAAACTTATCAACAAAAAACCAGAATTATTGAAGGTGTTTGTAGACCTTTTGGCGGAAGAAATTAATAAACTAATTAAATAATATGAACGAAGAAGTAAAATCAACAGGGTGTATGAAATGCGGATGTAAAAGCGACATTGCTCATTATTCGGGATGCCCAGAATTAGGAGCTACTCTCATAACTAAAGGAATTGACCCTAAAAATGATTTGTATTTAGAACCCCTTAACTTTGACTTTGATACAGCAAGTGTTGTCAGCGACTTGTATATGTTTCAAGAGGCAATAAACAATATAATTAAAGTATTGAATAAAATAACAAAGAAACTATGAAAACCATTAAAAAGATTGTCAAAGATTTAAGAGAAAATGAACCAGAACCTATTTTACACGAGCCAGTTCGTTTTATGTTCGCAATTGTGATTGAAGACGGTTATGGGCAGAGTATAAACCTGTTCAAGACACACAAGCAGGCAAAACAATTTTATAAATTAATTAAATAATATGATATTAACAATTCGGGGTGTTCCAAGGGGGTGGCGTAAGGGACAATTCATTTTTAACTTCCTTGCGTGGTTGGGTGAGGACATATTTTACTTAGAAGATGATAAATTAGATTTTATAATGAAAGCATATATCAAAAGTTTAAAGAGTTTAAAGAAATAATATGAGCGAATTAAATATTAAGTTGTCGGGTTCAGTCCCTTCAAAAAAAAATAGTCGGCAGTGTTTTGTCCGCAATGGTCGTATGTTGAATATCCCCAGCAAGGCATATACAGAGTGGCACAATTATGCGAATATACAGTTGATAGGTCAATTAAAGGAAATTGCCAAGCCGATAGAAAAGGTGGAAGAAATGATCGTGGAGTTCTGGTCCAAGGATAAAAGAAAGTGGGATTTAAGCAATAAGTTTGAAAGCATAGCTGACCTTTTAGTGGACAATGGTATATTGTTAGATGATAACTATACTGTAATCAGCGACATTCATATCAAGTTTATGGGGCAAGACGAAAAGAAAGTCGGGAAAACACAAATCAAGATAATTTATTAAGTAAAATAAAACTATGGAAAACCAAATTGAAGACACCGAGGAAGTTATAGAAACTCCCGAAGAAGCAGTTAAGGCAGGGGTTGAAGTAGATGAGGAGATTAAGGAAGACACGGGGGAAGAAGTTGAAGAAGTTATTTAAGTGTTTAACAAGAAGGCCCCCGATTTGAGGGTCTTTTTGTTTATAGCGTTTTAGTTGTTTTTGGGAGGAAGCGGTAACTGCCACAATGCCCCCAAGTTAACACAGTTGCCCGCCCTGCGTTTTTACCCATTAAAGCGTCCAATCCCCTTAAAAACGATTGTAGTGCGTTATTTCCCCTGATACATCCTGGCGCGAAATTTGCCTATCTGGATAGTCCTTCCAAGAATTTTCTGCCCATATTCACCAAGACAGATAAAACAGCTACAACGATGGGCGTATATGAACCGAGTTCTAATCCAGGTATTAACTGGACGATGTAGGTTAGCAAAGCTCCGCCAACGGCGACAATAGCTCCTTTGCCAATCTTTATCCAAAATTCTTTTGTCATAAAATTATAGATTAGAAATAAATTTATTAAGAGACGCACTTGTCCAAATCTTTGAAACAACAGAATATGTTGCGAACTCTATCGGCTCTATTTCCCTAAACACGAAATCGTTTCTGCCAGTAAGTTCTTTATATGTATCTCCACTTCCTACGGGAGAAATCGTCTTGTCTATTCTTAGATAAATGGCGGGAGATGTCTTTAGTTTCACAAATTCAATATCAAGCATATTGTTTAATTTTATTATATTATATTTTAGTAAAGTTCCGAACTTATAATCCCAGCGAACCTTTTTAATGACTTGGTCATATTGGTCAAACACCAGCCAGTATGTTTTATCCGAATATCCAAACAAAGTAATGGCGTGATTATAAATCGGGTTTCCTTCTCGGTAGTAATATCCATTGTCATCTACTGAATTAAAGCCTACGGTAACTTGAAGCGGGGTGTATTTTAACGCCTCTTTAACCATATCTTCTTCGTTTGCCAACAAGAACTCATAATTGATATTAAAGTTTGAAATAAACCATAATCTTTTTTCTTGTATATCCGACGGAATAAACGCATAGTATTCTTCCCAAGTATCTATGTCCGGCAACCAAGACCAATCTTCTTCTTTCAAAAGCCCCCAACTTCGTATGGTGTCGGCAACCTGCCAGAGAGTATTGCCATAAATGGTAGTTCCGCTCGCCTTTGCCAACGCCCTGTCGCTAAAGTTAATTGATAAATTATATTTGGCTTTTAATAATGTTTCAATGCAGTTGAGGGCGCTGAAGCTCACACAACCCATCGTGTCGAAGTTATATTGCCTCTGGTATTCTTTGTTGGGAAGATAGTCGGCCCATTGTCCGTCCGGTCGCAATATGTCAGCCAATACAGGAGAAGCCCCGAATACATAGTCGGTTATCCTTTCTTTCGGTCGGCGTTGATCTTGAAGTAGACCGTGATTTTGTATTTTAAATTTATTCATAATGACGACTAATTTACATCAACCTTAATTTGCTTATTTTCTGCTTGCGTGTATTCTCCACTCCGAGTTCCTTTGAGCCAGACAATAGGCGAACCAATAGGAAGAGGTTGCATCTGTCCTCGTTCTACATATCCGCGATATTCAAGATAGCCACCGCAATCAATTATATATCTTGTTTCTTGGCTTATGGTTTTGCTGTTGGTGTCAACGATAAAGTAATCTTCTAAGTTGACTCCGATATTATGACTATGTCCGCCAAAAACCATATCAGTATTAACAACTATATTTGAAAGTTTTTCTGTCCTGTTAATCTTTCCACCGAGCGTAGAACCACCGCCTGTTGTGTGATGAGCATAAATGACATATGTCAGTGCTGGCTCTTCTCTTTTCGCGCCAAGTTTATGAACTCCAACTCCAACTTGTATAACCGCACTATCGCCCAGATACTTAACTCCCAGCCTATCACACATAGAAATTGTCGGTGAATATCCAGTAAAATCTACAAATCTATTTTCGTGATTTCCGTTCATCAATCCGATTATCTTGTCCTTAATGGGTTCAAAGATTGCAGTGGCGTTGGCGATTTGCTCTTCTAAATTCATATCCTGCTCGAACGGACTTGACTTGCTTGACCTCGTAGCGCAGTTTATCCAATCTCCCATTCCAATTACATAAGCATTCTTATGAGATTTTACGAAGTCAATTTTCTCTTGAAGTTTGGCTCGTGATTTTTTAGTGAATCCTTTATCGCCAATGTGGAGGTCGCCCAAAGGAACGATAAACGCTTCTTTTTCTTCTATCCAGATATTATGATAAATCATAATTTAATTGTTATACTACAATTATTTATTACTTGGCAAATTATAAAGAGCCAAAGCAGAAAGAAAAAAAAGATTAATATTATCCAAGCGATTAAAGATTCAAGTAGATGTTTCATAAGTGGATAAGTATGTTGACTAATTCAATAGATAGGGTAAAATTAAGATATTAAGCAAGTAAAATAAATTATATGTTTATAGAAATGGGATTAAGAGTTCTGGGTAGTATTTTATTGTCAATTTTAGGGACAATATGTGCAATATTCTTGTATATTTTCCCATTGATAGTTGTCTGTGGGACTATTTATATATTAATAAAGTTTATTTTTTAATATTCTTTATTTTGTGTTCTACGAAATATACTTGGCAATCTTTCTAATATACGAGTAGCTGAATAAGCAGATTTTTCTATTCCTTTTCCTGCACTTTTATCTAAAAACTGAGCAAAACGAGTTGTGATTGATGGATTAAGCAAGACATCATCTATAAACTTACCTATTATTTTATATGCGAAACCACCTTGACCAGATATTTTCCATAAAGCCCTTAATGCTATTTGTTGTGAAACAAGATCGTTCACATCTATTGCCAATCCTATACTCTTGTTTAATGTTTGAATAACAGGATCAGCAGTTTTTTCATTTATTAAATTTCTAATGACAGTCCTGAATGCAATTCTAAGCACAGTAGCATTATTTAAGTTAATATCTGTTCCTCTAAATACTTTTTCCCATGCGGTATTTGAAATAAATTTATCAAGAAATCTTTTTGATGCTTGTGCCTCCGTCATATTCATTTCAGGTTTTAATTGTTTGGCAAGAATCTGAGAAATTTTTAACATTTCTGGTGGAACAGATATGTATTCATCTTTTATTTGTTGTAAAACTTTGCTCGTAACTTCACTTCTTGTTATTTTAGTAGTTGGATCATATTGTTTTAACTTAGAAGCTAATGTAGGAAGTTTTGACATTACTTGTCCTTCTGCTCTAGATTTTAATTGTTCATAAGTTCCTGTATAAATAGGAATTCCTTTATTATCAACTTCTTCTTTAATTTTTTGACCAATCGTTGCGGCATTCTTTCTAATATCAGCAGTAATATCTGCTAATTTTGGTTGTAATTCTTTATTATAAATATTAGTAGCAATTTTTTCGGTTTTACCCGCAATTACTTTTGTAATAGCACCACTAATTGCTCCGGTTATTGCACCCACTACACTTCCCATACCAGTTCCAATGGAAGTTTGTATACCTATATTAACAAGACTTTCAAGTAAAGGTTTAGTTTTAGATTTTACCTCATCCTGTATTGATCTTCCCAGAGCAGTTACTCCTCCAAATACTGCTGTTTGTTTAGCACCAGTTTTAGCCCCAATTATCATTGCTTCTTTAAAAGGCATTTTAACTAATTCTTTTGCTCCTATTTTAATCCCTTCTTTAGTTAATCCAGTAATAGGTTTTCCTCCAACCCAAGCCCCAATTTCAATTCCAGTACCAATAATATCAAGCCAATTTTTTAATTGGTTTTTATCAGAAACTAAATCTTTGACATTACCTAAATATCCTAAATCTATAGCCTCGTTGGATGCAGTTTTCGCAAGATTTTTAGCAACTTCAACTGTTCGTTTTTCATCACCACCCGCCCATACTCCTAAAAGTTCTGCTAATTGAAATGTTCCCTTAACTGCTTTTGTTCCAGTAATCGTTGCTTTTGCGAATGGTCTTGTTATTGATTGGATCATACTTTGGACAAATCCTGGCTCTTTAGTGGTTGGAGTTTCAATGGTTGGAGTTTCCATAGTTATTCCTTTAAGAGTTTCAATTCTTTTTTCTGGAAGTATAGATACATTCTGAAAAGTTGTTGGTTGTTGTGTCGTAGATATTGAAGGCATCTCTGATGGTTGCGAAATTAATCCTCTTAATCTATTTATTCTTTCATCGGCTGAAAGTATTGATTGGGTAGGTTTATTTTGACCAATCCCATATTTTTTTCTATACTCATTAATTTGTTCTGGTGTAAGCATATATTTTTTAAACAATTACCCAACCCTCACGGGTTTTCATTTTATTTATTAAATTATTTAGTTCACTATCCGACATTTGAGATATAGTTTTTCCTTTTAATTCTGGTGCAACGTCTGCACCATATCCACCGCCACTCCATCTTCTCATTGCTTGTTCAAGAGATAAATTCTTATAAGACGAACCAGTCAATAAATCTTTAGCGGCCTTTATCCCAGTATTAACATCTGGGAACATAGCAAATTTTCCACCATCAAGAGCTGATTGTCCAGGCGAAGCTCCATATCCTTTAGCGAATTCTCCATATTTTATATTTAACGGGTTATTCATTCTAAAAGACACTGAGCCTTTTTCGCCCATACTCAGGGGCTGGTTAAAATCGGGTGAATAAATTTGTAATATATCTTCATCTGATAGATTCGGGTTTTCTTTTATTATATTCTCAATGTTGCTTAATTCGTTGGGGTTTATTCTTATAAAATCATCCAGTGTGTTATATTTTTGGCCAATATTTTTCAGAGATGGCGATGTTTTTAATATATCAAGAACATCTGGCGTTAATATATTTTCTATATTTAATCCATAATTTTTCGCTTGAGTTTGTATTCTTTGAGCAAAATTTAATTGTTCATTCTGATACCCTTTCAATAATTCTTGAGATAAATCATAAAAAGATTTTAATTCTTTTTGAGTAACTCCAGCACCACCTCTCAGTAATTTATCAATCGTACCCTTAATATTTTCCATAATTGATTGTCCATTTCCACTTCTTGCATATTCGCTTTCCCTCACGACAGAAGTTGGGTCAAGCATCTTTTGAAAGGTAACCAAAACGGCTTGAGAAGGAGCATTATTACTTTCTCCTTTAAATCCTGCACTAATAGCGGCATTATATCCAGTTTTCATAATATTTATCTGTTTCTGTGCTTGTCTACTTTCTTTGGCATAAGTTTCAAAATTACCTGCCAACTTAACTTCAAGATTTATTTTTTGTTCTCCTGTTAATTCTGTTTTAGGAATTATGCCCATAATTTCTGCCTGTGCTTTTGTGGTTCCATAAGGAACGCCAAGACTTGCTGCTTCGGTTGGAGATAATAATTTCTTTCCTTCTGTCTCTACTTTATAAAATATCATCTCATTTCCCTGACTATCTGTCATTGTAAATAATTGGTCTTCCGTCTTGCCTATGAGTTGTTGTTGTGTGGCGATATATTGATAGCCGCTTTTTACCATATCATTTTTGATTTTAGTCCTGTCTTGGATGGCAACCTGATTGGCAATCTTTTGCGATCTCTGCTCTACGGTATCGTTTATAGACACTCCTGCTTTGGCGTATAATAAAGCAGTATCTGGGTCGGTCATAGCCTTGATAAGGTCTTGAGCGTTCTGTTGAACTAATGCCTTGTCATTTTCAAGTGAGTTTATCTTGCTTTCAAGATATTTCCTTTCATCGGAAGTAAGGTTCAGAAGTCTTTGATTAGTGTCGGAACTTCGGCTCTCATACATATTATAAACTGCCTTGTAATAATCTATCTCATCAGAATAAGCACTTGTAATGGCGTTGATAGCCGTGTTGATATGCGTGGTCGCTTGGTTCATCTGGCCGTTATAAGAAGATATGGCCGCTTGTATAACTCCCGATTGGGCGGTAATATCCGCAATGGTCTGGTTTATTCTTGGTTCTCTTATAGACCCTAACCCCGTAACCGCCTTCTGTTGCTTGATAAGTTCGTTGCCATTAGTTAGCATCGTTCTTAATTCATCAGTCAAACCTTGAACCGTATTATAGTTTTCAGTCCATCTCTTTTCGTATTCGGCATATTCAGCAAGTTTCGCTTCCTTTTCTTTGATAGTTGTGGCTCCATATTCGGTCATCTGTTGTGCCTGTTCGGCTCGTAATGTGTCATATTCGGCTTTGGCGGCGGCTTTATCGGTCTGTATCTGGGCAAGTTGACGATTTCTTTCTTGGTCTAATGCCGCTTGTGAATCTTTTAGTTGCTGAGTAAGGGAGTTCATATAAGTAGATAAAGCGGTAGATTCTGGCGGAAGTTGAGGTTGAACGCCTGTCGATAAGTCGGAAGTAGATGGTTCGGGAGATATATTCTCCTGTTGTTTTACGGTCGGAGTTAAAGAAATACCAGGATAATATTTACCCCGTTCCACATAAACAACATTTCCGCTTTGGTCGTATGCTTTGAGTGTGCTTGCGCCGGATGGGGTTGAAGTTGGTTGAGTTTGTGTTTGAGGTAAGGGTTGTGTAGGTTGAGCGGGTTGTGTAGGTTGAGTTTGATTATAAGGACTCCAAACATTATTAGAAAATGTTGACCAATTTTGAAGATTAACAGGATTTATTCCCTGTTGAGTTGCTTGTTGTCTTATGTCTTCTTGGGTAGAACCGAATATCTTTCGCCTTGCGATATTCTGGTCGCCAAGAAATTCTGCGTAAAGTTGCATATTTATATATTATTTATTAAAACTATCCCGCTGCTGTTAATTTAACAGTTATACTTCCTGCTATATTTCCACCCGTCGCAAAAAGAATTCCTGTTTGTGTCCAAGCCAATACCGTTAAGTCTATTCTCTCATCGCTACCACCATCTCCAACCCTACAATTCGCGCATTTATTATCAACAAATACCCCTGTATTCATAATTCTATGATATTCATAATATGGAGCAGTTGCCACACCTACCGAACCTTCCAATGGATATGTTGTATCTGCGGCAACAATATCTAATTTAGAAGCCGCAAAAGGAATAGGAACAAAGATTTTATTCACGGGATTTGCCGTGAGATAAGTTGCAGTGAAGGTCGTAGTGTAAGAAAGTGTGGGTTGTTTTATTAAAAGTTTAGTTGCGGATATGGCAGTTCCTATTTTCATTACTAATTTATCGTGATGAAGTCCGTCAATATCATCTATAAAAGTAGCTATTTGTCCACTTTCGTCCAAATAATAATCAGCGCCAGGTTTAAGTCCCGACATTCCGCTCACGATTCCATTTGATTGAACGAGTAAGTTTTGATCTGCCCCGCCTACCGTATTTTTCCCGAACCCGATAAATCTCGTGGCAGAATAAGGACTTTCATAAATATCAGCAGGATAAGCTTTGGTAGGATTTTGCATACCTGTGCAATTGAGTTTTGGTCTATCCGCGTCGCCAATATTATCGGCATAAACAGTAGAAAATAAATTAAGGTCTGCCGCCCCTGAAAAAGCGATTATAATTCCGTGATTAGGATATGTTCCAGGAAAGAGTTTCCAAAGCATAAATAATTCTTTAAATGGGGTAGACATAGTTTTCCATCCAGTCGTGGTAGCGTCAAAACTTCCCCAATTCATAGTAGTATCCCAAGTTGGTTTTGTAGTCCAAGTAACGTCTGCCGCATTCCAAGAAGATGTAATGCGATAAATAGCTGCTACAACCCCAGCATTCGCGGTTGCAACCTTCATCATTAAATCCAACGCACTCATCACTTCAGGAACATCAGTCAAAGCAAATTTTATTAAAATGTGATATTTGTAATAAACTCCGCCAACAAGTACATTCCCTAATTTTAAAGTCGTTGCTGATCCATAAATAAAATCTGGTTGATATTCGTCAATATAAGTATCTTGAATTCCCGCGATAGGTTGTATGTCAAATGTGGCGTCTGTTCCCATAGTAAGGGGAGTATTAAGATTTGCTGCCGCACCGGATATTCCCGTGTCTGTGTTAACCGCGCCACTCATAATTATGTCCGTGCCGTCAAATTTTATGTAATTAGTCGCACTTCCGATTGAAAGTTTAGTAGTGCCGGCGTCATCACCCATCCAAAAACCTGTTCCCGTGGCATAAGCAGTTTGTCCAAGTTTAATATTTCCGCCAGTTATCAAAGTTAAAGAACCGAGTGTCCCCGATACTGCCGATAAAGTGCCTGCGAAAGTGGCGTTGCCAGTAGTTCCGTCTATTGAAAAAGTAGTAACGCCAGCATTAGCCCCAATAATTCCTTTTTTAAACATTAAAATACCACTTCCGCCAGTTATTGCCCCTGTGGTTGTATTCCAAGCAATATCGCCAGACTTAAAAGCCCCAGAATAATCAGAAGGACTAAAAACAAAATCTTTTAAAAGGTATCTTGTGGAAGTATTAAGAACATCGTCAATAAAATGCCCTGCGGTATCTATTGCTCCAGCGATAGTTGAGGTTGCTCGTCCACTTATAGTTCCGATAAAGTCAAACGCACCTGTGCCAATAGTATATTTTAGTTTAGTAGTATCATTTGCCGCTCCCGCATAAACTCCGTCTGAACTGATATAATAACCAGCATTAACGGTATCTGCGAAAGAAGTTTTGCCGTGTTTTAAAATCCCGCCCGTTATGGTTACGGAGGTAGCCGTCAAGTTTCCAGAATAATCAACCTTAAAAGGAGCGGTTGACCAGAGAGCGGAACCCATATACATACCGTTCGCGTCAAGGGTGTAGAGATTGTTTCCACTCCCACTGACGATAGAATTAGGATTGACTGTAATGCCACCCAACCTTTGTCCCATATTAACGGTATCGTCTGGGAGAAGTAATTTCTCTCTGGCGGAGATAATTTCAAAAGATGAAGGTGTAAGGTCGATTGACATAAATTAAGATTCTAAAAAATGACCATTTACTTGAATTTCCCTGATAGCCACATTGTTTGTTGCGTTTCCATTTGCCCAAGAAAGTGCTATACGGAAATCTTCTAAATTAACTAATCCGAAATTATTAAAAATATGTCTTCGTTTTCCCGTAGTTGTTATCTGTTGAACTGTGCTGGTAGTTTCGGTTTGGTTTATCTCGACAGTTAAATCTGCCCTTGCCCCACTCGCAAGAGTATTAGTTAATACGGTTATAGAATCAATATACCCTTTCATTCTTCCACTCGTAGTCGGGATTATAATACTCTTCCAAGTGCAAGAAGTATCATATCCGCTGAACTTGGCTAAACGAAAATTAGTTGAACCATCAGTTGAAGCAATCATTGGAACTCCGAAAGGCGCTGCCATTGCCCCACAAGTAGCATATCCCCCGTCTACAATCTGACTGATTTGTAAAGGCAAAACATCGGTAACCGCCCCGAACGAATAAACTGAACCGCTGGATAAGAATAATATCGTGTCTTTATAAAGTGTTTTCTGGGCATAAGTCGGTAAAGAGCCGGTAAAGTTGGCGAGTGGTTTTATTTGCCGTCCTGAGATATATCCTATTTTATATCCGCCGGCCGAAGAAAGGTCTTGATAACAAACATAAACCATACCATTCATAACATATAAAAATCCTATTCTTTGATACCCTATGCCAGTTTCATCAGAAAGGACAGAGTTGATAGCCGCACCATCGTATAAATAAATCTGACCCGTATTTCTGTTATTTCCCGTTGTTCCTGAATTAACGGCTATCCACCATTGATTGGCGTGGAAAATAACATCTGCCACCTCATATCCGTTGCCAAAATCAAGTTTAGTGGGGGCAAGAGTGTCGGTGGCAACGACATAAGTTCCCATATATCTTCCATTGCCGAAAGCCATTATGTCTTCTTTGGCGGCCACGGGGTGTAAGGCGGATTGTAGTGCGGCTTTTCCCGTAGGAATTGTGCTGCCCCACGCATCCGTGAACGTCGCGTCTAAATTATATTTTCCTATCTCCCCGATAGTTCCAGACCTGTTGTAAAAATAATAAAGCGAACCTTTTAAGTCTATAATACCTTCCCCGTCTAAACAATTAGAAACTACGCGTGGCCAAGTAGCGTCGCTTGTTACAGTAGAAGGAGTTATTTTAAAAAGTTTAGTAGCACCTATGCCATAAGTCACGCCATCAGAAACCGCTTTATCCATTATAAAATGGATTAACTCGGTAACTACACCAGGATTTGTTTGTGTTCCATTGGTCAAATTGGTTAAAGCCGGACCCTGCGTAAGGACATTCGGGTCGGATATAATATCACAATTTGTCATAACAGAAGCACTTCCGGAATTACCCATTTGCGTCAAAGAAGACAGATGGGCAGTTGGCGAAAACCCCTGATAAAACTTATCCAGTTTAATTGTGAATGTATTGTCCTTCATCTTTAAGAATTAGGAAAATTAGCCGAATCATCAAACGAACTCTCGCTTCCATAATCTTCCACTTGAAGTCGCATCGTTAGTTTTTCGTCTCTGTGTCGCATAGAATAAAAAGTTACTAATGAATTTTCTAATTCAGCAATCTCAGTTTTAAATAGAGCAATCTTGTTCATCAATCCATTAGCAAGGCAGAAGTCATAAGAAGCGCCATAACTTAATATCCTGTGGAACATCGGATTGAATCCTGGAGTCTTGGTTGTGTCGGTTGAAACGAAATAAGAAGCGCCTCGTTGAAAATAAATCTTTAATCCAAGTGCTTTCCCATAGCTCGGTTTAGGATATAGAAATACGGAGTTTCCCATTAAGTCGTAATATTCCGGAGTTGAGGCGGTTTTCAAGAATTCCGTCATAGCGGTTCCCCGTTTATCTTCTTGGCTAAGGGGCTTGAGTTGTATTCCATTGCCGGAATTATCAAGTGCTTCTATTCTTAATATCCTATAATGGACAGAAGCGTCTATTCCATAGTCCTGTTGGTTGGCGACAAGTGAAGTCGTGGCGATATCCAAAGTCGTATTGTTGCTATCACTCCACTCCCAACGACGATCCGATTGCATAATCAAACTAACCACCCTATCGTACCAATGATTAGTCAGTCTTGCTTTATGCGTTAAAGGAAAAGAAGTAGAATCCGTATTTAATAAAAAGTCTATATCATTGACTATTCCGGTTAAAGTTGAAGCGTCATTAAACATCATAAGATTATTTTTTTATTATTTCACAAATATTAGAAATCGTGTTTTTTATATCACTTCTTAATTCTCTCACCTCGCCTACCAATTCCTGTAATACTTTCGTTTCTTCTTGTCTTGCCGATAGTTCGTGTTGAGAATGATTAGTCGCCAGTTTATAAAAACAACTGATGGCGAATATCGCCACGAAAGCGGTTGAACCTAATTGTGCGATGAATTGCCAGTCCATATTATGCTATTTTATTTATCGTTAAAGAAGTTATTACTTTTTTAAACATAATTCTAAGTTGAAGTTATACAAGAAAATAAAAACGCCATATTATCGTTTGCGTCCATAACCGCAGTCCAGTCTAAGGCGGTGGTAGAGCCAACCTTCGTGATATAAAAATCTATATTTCCCGTAGCAATCACGGCCTGGATATAATATGGGACGGCTTCTGCTGTATTCCACTTTGCCCATTCAAAACTTAACCCCATAATTCCGATAACACTTTCGGTAAAATTCAAAGAAAGTACCGTTCCGCTCGCGTCTAAAGACCAAGAGCCACTTGTCCCGCTTTTGGCAAGATTGGTCGCATTGGTAGAAGTGGGAGAATTATAAGAACCATAAGCAACGGTAGTAAAAGCAGAGCAATTTATATTAGTATTTGGCGTAGCCCCTGGCGTTATATTTAAGAAAACTGACCTTAAAACACTTCTTGCCGTGCTTCCTTCCACAACAAAATTATTTGTATTAGCTTTTATGTCGGCAGTCGCGGTTATTGCCGCTGCTCCAACTGTTCCCGTAAAAGTAGGGTCGGCGAGGGGAGCTTTAGTTCCTAATTGCGTCTGTATGGCACTCGTAACACCTTTAACATAAACCAATTCCGCAAGCGAGGGATAGGTGGCAACTGGAGCAGAGACAATATTTTTACTTGCGTCTGTTATAAGTATTTCCGAAGCGGTTAATGTCGGAATATTTACATTCCCATTTCCATAGACGCTAAATCTTGTCCCGCCCACTAAAGTATAAGCCGAACCTGCCGTATTAGTCGCCGAAGCAATCGTCATAACCGTATTAGAAGTTATCACTGAAATAGCACGAGTTTCCGCGGTTGCTGTTATGATGATGTTATCCCCGACTTTGAAAGTATTAAGAAATTGAGTGCCTGTTCCAGTGCAGGTGGTGTTTGTGGTTATGGTTACTGTTCCTACTCCTGCTGTGGGTTGCGCAACTTGAAGGTTGGCTGTGGGTGTCGCCGTCCCAATGCCGACATTGCCGCTGGAATCTATTTTCCCCGTTGTCCAAGTCAATGTTTTTGTCGCGCTTAATAAAATACTATTTTCCGCATCAATTCTTGACGTAAACCTAACCGACCCATAAGCGGGAGATGAAATTATATTCGCGCCAATGGACATTTGCGCGTTTCCGCCGACATTACCAATAAAAATTACTCCATTGCCTCTGACATCAAGCGCCA